GTCATATATGCTAAAGATGTAAATCTAGATAATAGATTTTTTGAAAAAGCTGTAATTGATTGGTCAAATCAAGAAAAAGGAGTAATTAGAACTAATGTAAAAGGTTGGCATAGTCAAACTAATATGCATGAAAAACCAGTATTTAAACCTTTGGTAGATGAATTATTTAAAATGCAAAGTGAAATATTTGAAGAAGAATGGTTAGATGGGGGAGCAGTAATGGGAAATATGTGGGCTAATATAAATCCACCAGGTGGTTATAACAGACCACACATACATCCAAATAGTCATTTTAGTGGAGTATATTATATTAAAGCACCAAAAAATTCAGGTAATATTGTTTTTAACGAACCAAAGCCAGGGGCTCACATGGTAATGCCTAGAAGAAAGCCTGGAAAACCACCATCTCATTTATGGAAAGAAGTTCATGTAGATCCATTGGAGGGTAGAATAATAATGTTTCCATCTTGGTTATGGCATTGTGTTGAACCAAATGAAAGCAATGATATAAGAATATCTGTTAGTTTTAATTTTTTACAGAAAGGATTCGATGTTTAAATACCAAGTTATAAAGAAAGCTTTATCCTACGAATTAGCTAATTTTATATTTAATTATTTCTTACTTAAAAGAGATGCTGTAGAGTTCATGTATACACGTAATCTACATTCACAGTCCCCGATCCTTGGAACATGGACCGATCAACAAGTACCTAATACATACTCTTGCTATGCTGATTTTGTAATGGAAACTCTATTAATGAAAATGTTACCTGTAATGAAGAAAGAAACAGGATTAGATTTAATACCTACTTACTCTTATTCTAGAGCATATAAAAAAGGAGATATATTAAGACGACATAAAGATAGACCAAGCTGTGAGATATCTACCACATTAAACCTTGGTGGAGATCCTTGGCCTATATTTATCGACGGCACAGGGGCTGACAGCGTCATAGACGAGTATAAACAGATACATAAGCCCAATGCACCCCAAGGCACAAAAGTCGTGCTTGATGTAGGGGATATGTTGGTATATAGTGGTTGCGAACTCGAACATTGGCGAGAGCCTTTTGACGGAAACATTTGTGGTCAAGTATTCTTACATTATAACCATGTAAATGGCCCATTTGCTGATAAAAACAAGTTTGACGGAAGACCTAAGTTGGGTCTACCATCATTTGTAAAATAGTATTATAATGGAGCCATATGTTACAAAAGATCGGTTTTCAACCAGGTATTAATAAACAAATCACACCCACAGGCGCAGAAGGTCAATGGATTGATTGTGATAATGTTAGATTTAGATATGGCACACCTGAAAAGATAGGTGGTTGGAAACAATTAGGTGAGAGTAATTTAACTGGTGCAGGACGTGGTCTTCATCATTATGTAAACAGCCTAGGCAGAAAATATGCGATTATAGGCACAAACAGAATTTTATATGCATACTCGGGTGGTGTATTTTATGACATACATCCTATTAAAGGATCACCAACAACGCTTACAAGTGCATTTACCACGACTAACGGATCAGCTGAAGTTACAATAACTTTTAGTGGTGCTCATGGTATAAGCGCATCTGACATTATATTGTTAGATAACTTTTCTACAATTACAGGTTCTAACTTTGGATCTTCTGATTTTGATAATAAAAAATTTATGGTGACTACTGTGCCAACATCTACAACTCTTACCATAACTATGCCATCAAATGAATCTGGGTCTGGTGCAACTACATCAGGAGGTATTAGAGTTCAACACTATTACCCTGTAGGTCCAGCTGTTCAAGCAAAAGGTTTTGGTTGGTCATTAGGAACTTGGGGTGGTGAAGAGGTAGGAGCTTTTACTACAACTTTATCAGGTGCAATAAATGCATCAGCTACAACAGGTATTACATTAGCAGACCCATCACAGTTTCCAGACTCTGGTACAAACTTTGTTTTGATAGGCACAGAAGAAATATCATACACAGGTATTAATGCATCTAATGAATTAACAGGTGTTACAAGAGGTGTAAGAAATACGACGGCTGCATCTCATGGTGCAGGAGATACTGTAACTAGCACGGCAAATTATGTAGCGTGGGGTGAAGCTGCATCAGGCGACTTAGTTCTTGAACCTGGTATGTGGTCATTAGATAACTTCGGTGATAAAGCAATTTGTTTAATTCATGACAGTGCAGTATTTGAATGGGATTCAGCACAATCAAATGCAACGGATACAAGAGCCACAATTATAAATAATGCACCAACAGCATCAAGACATATGTTAGTATCTACACCGGATAGACACTTAGTA